TCTTAATCTATATGCAGATAACGCTTGTGACGGATCTTGCACATAAATATTATTGAATACCATTTCGTATTTTACTCCGTATGCCATTTAGAATGTTGTATTATTATTTCTTTGAGCCTTATTCATCAAAATTAGTAAATCACTACCGCTTATTCTAGCTTCAAGTGTTCCGCCTCCGCCATTCATTAAATCTTTTAATTTATCTAATGGTGCAACAACCTCTGGATTGCTTCTAGCTCCAGGATACTCTCCCATTAATCCCATTGTAGGCCCACTAATAATACCACCATCCGCAAATTTTGAAACATCTTTACCTTTATTTGGATCTCTTTTCTTATTTAACGACACTTTTAATGCTGCACCTGCGGCTACTGCTGCTATACCTGCTGCTATCGCTAATGCTGCTCCTGCTGGAGTAGGATTTTTTAATGCCTCGTATGCCGCTAATTTAGCAACTCCAAATGCTATTAATTGCTTACCTAATGATTGTAGTGCATCTGCTATTAATGTTCCGAATACATCTATTGCGTCTACGCTTTCTCCTGCAAAAACCTTCCCTATAGATTCACCTAATGCAAATAAAGAATTATTAATAAAATCATTAATTGTACTATTTATACCATTTAGTGTATCAATCCATGTAATATTAAAGCTTTTTATTTTGTCTTGCGAACCAGCTATTGCACCATCGACATTAACCAATGCATCTGCTATTTTATCAAATTGTTCAGCGGTATATCCGCCAGTTGAAGCCAATTCGTATAACTTAGCTTTATAATTTTCTAATATTTTAATTCTATCAGCAGATGTTGTTTTACCATTAGCATTAGCAATTTTAGTAGCTACATCAGATTCTATTTTTAATGCAGTAAGAGCATTTTGTAAATTTCTATCATTAACCTTTTTGGACGCATCTTCTGCCTTTTTATCTGCCTCGTCCTTATCTTTTGCCGCTTGATTTACAGCTGCGTTTCTTATTTTTTGTAACTCATCTAGTGCCTCTTTTTCAATAATTAGTCTTTTAAATTCAAAGTCCCTATCTATGTTTAATAATGTTCCTTTAGAAGCTTTATTAAACACAGCCTCTTCTACAGCTAATCTTTTTTCTTCTTTTAATACCTCAAGTCCAATAGCTCTTTTTATAAATAAATCATCTTTATATAATTGTTGTTCTGATTTTAATGAATTAAGTAAAGTTTTGTCTTGCTTTAATACAGCTTTGCCTGTTGATCCTGGAGCTACGCCTGCAACAACGCCAGCTTTTTTAGCAGCCTCCCCAGCTGATTTAAACGCAGCGTTCATTATTTTTTCATAACCAACTGCGGTTTTACCAGCTTCTCCTAATTGTATTTGCCTATTCTTTTCAGCTGACTTTTGTAATTCTATTGTGCCGCTTGCAAGAGATTGCACAATACCAGATGGATTCCATTTAGCTTTAAAAAACGCATCCCATCCATCAACAAACTCAGTAGCATTTTGCATTGATATTTTAATCATCTTTTCACTTTGCTCGGCTACCAATTTAGCAGATGCCATTGCAAAAGATAATTTATTTATATATTCAACATATGCAGGCCCTTGGTTTATTAAGGCTTGATTTACACCTTCTAAATCTTTTTGTTTGCCTATTGTTTTACCTATAGTTTCGTTATATTCATTTATAACACTTTGTTTATCTATATAACCATCTTTAGCTAACTTGACTTTTTCGGTAAGCGATAATACTTGAGATTGTGCATCTATATATGCAGTACCTGATTCTTTAACTACATTATTATATAATTGTTGTTGCTTTTCTGCCTCTGTTGTCGTTATAAATAATGCCTTTATTTCTTTCTCGTACGCAGTTGTTATTGCTATAAGTGCAGAAAATACAAAATAAATAGCACCACCAGCAGCAGCAAAACTACCAACCAATGCAGGTAAGTTATTTTGGATACCTCTAAAACCATAAGGCAAATCTTGCACAACTAAAGAAAGTGACATCCATTTTTGATTTGCTACTTTTAATGGGCCATCTGCACCACTAAGAGATTGGCTTAATTTATCATAATTAGCCTTCATCTCTTTAATCTTTTTATCAGCAGGATCTAATCCATTAGCGACAAGTCTAACCATCTCTTTTTCAAGAGCCTCTAAATTTCTTTGTGTATTTTTAGTTGTTTCACCAAATATCTTAGAAGAAGCATCAATCTTCTTCATTGTTTCAGTAAACCTATCTTCTGCGGTTATAACAATTTTAACACCTTCTTCGTTAGCCATTATCTTATCGGTTTAACAATTTTATATTTATCTAGAACTTGTTGTAGCTCTTCTTCTGTCATTACTCTTTGTTTCACAAAGTTACGAGTATCGCAGTCTAATTCAATAAGCTCTTGTGGCTTAACTTTCTTACCTTTTGGTAATTGCATATTAATTAGTAGCGTTGTCTGCCATCTAGTTCTAATCCACTTTTGTTCTTCCTCATGTCTATATCCATACCAAATAAAATCTAATTCAGCCATGGTCATATCCCAAAACAAATGGGGAAGCACTTTGCACTCCCCCATTGTATATCTTTCTATGTCAATCCACTCTAATTTTTTTTTACTCCATCCTTTTTAGTTGACTTTGTTGGTTTATCTTCTATACCGCTATTCATACTTTCTGCAAGAGCTGCCATTACATCTTGTAATTTTTGCCCACCCATTCCACCCATATCATCTATCCAATCACACACTTCCATTTCTGTAAAGCTTGGGGTGATTCCTTGAGAATACAATGGGTATTCGGCACCTGATTTAAGTAAGTTAACAATAGCATCAAGCGAATCTTTACCACTTAAAGCCTCGCCTATGTCAGAAGGCCCTATCCCTTGTAATTGACAGAATCTTTTAAGACTCCATGTACAAAAACGCATCGGTATCTTCTTTCCATCGGAAAGAGTTAATTCAAATTGTCCTCTCATATGTTTGGTTTGTTTGGTTTGTTTGCTTAGTTAGCTGATTGAGTCAATACTCCTGTTCCTTTAAAAGAAACTGAGTAAGTAACTGGATTCTCCATATCAGCAGTAATGTCAACACTTTCAATAAACGCAGAACCTGTCCAATAAGCATCACCCGTTACTGGAGTTACACCACCAACTGTAGAGTTATCTACTGTAGTAAATTTAACTGTAACCGCAGTCCCTTGGATTGCCATATTAGTTAATTCTGGTAAACTTACATAATTAGCTACTGTTGTTGTTGGAGAAACTGTAGCTAAACCATCAGTTGTTAAAGACCAAGACCTTTGCCCACGAATTTCATCAGCCCATCCTAAACTTTGTTTTGTAGATGCGTCTGGAGCATCGATTGCAATACTTAAAGAACAAGAAGTTGCATATGCTACTACTTCACTCCCAATTAGAACTACTAATGAAGTTCCGTTAAATACACCTGTTGTTGCCATTTTATTTTATATTATGTTAATTGATTCACGAAATGATCCATTGTTATTACCCTTCTAAACACATAAGCCTCATCCACATAGTCAAAGGTAGCAATATTACTACTAATCTTAGAAGTCACTATTTTAAAGTCAGGTGCAGTACTAGGGTAGCTTGGTGGTCTAACACCTACTATTTCTAACAACTCATTTGCATAAGTATCAACAGTTTTCTGTCCTACTTCTCCTGCTTTAAAAGTCCTATAAACTATGTCAAATTGGATAGTAACATCAAAGCCGAAACTCTGCTTATTACTATTGTCCACTTGTGTCTGACTGCTGATAATCAAATAAGGCGGTTCTACTGTGTCAGGTGCTATGGTATCATAAGCAGCTAATGAGTAGGAGGCCGAGATAAACTTATCGAAATAAGCTTTCCTTAATGTATATCCGCAGTCCTTCATTTTGGTACAAATTTAATGAAATATATTTATATTTTTATTTTCCTTAATTTACTAAGCATTTTTGTATAAACCTCACTATAAGAATTAAACATAAACGGCTTATAAGGCCTTCCTATGACCTGCTTTTTTCTTTTAAATGTAAAAGCATAAGCATCTAATTTACCTTTGTTTACATTTGGATATGATGGGATACCAAATTTTTGCCCTGTACCAAATTCAACATAAGGAGCGTAATGAATTGAAGCATATACAGATGCACCAGTTGCAACATTATATAAACTATATCCAATAGATCCTTGTAGCCTACTTGTTTTCCCTATTGGTACTTTACTTTCAGCTAATTTAGATATTTCTATAACAGAATCATTAATGATTTTTGTATATTGCTCTGTTATTTTAATGTGAGCATCTTTAATCCTTTTTTCTAAAAAGTCAAGCCCTTTTACCTTTACGCTAAATGCATTCATTACTTAAGTGTTGCACACCCTATTAAATAATATTGATTCAAGTCAGCTTCGTTAATAATAGAGTTAATCATATAAGTCCTTGACTTCCAAGTTATTACAAGAGCATTAGTAAATGTCTTGCCTGTTGTATATCTGATCCTAAATGTAACTCCATCATTAATACTATCCCTACCTGTTATATTAGTTCTGCTATTGGTATTATTGACCAATTCAGCCCAGCAAGTGTAGTATGGTACTAAAGTATTCACAAACCCTCCTGCACTATCAGAAACGCTTGTTTTAGTATTAAATGTAATCCTATTTTTTAATTGTCCTATCATTAGAAGATAATACTTACCCTTTTGTAAGGTTT